CGGCAAGGTCGACAAGGCCCCGCCCGGTGCGATGGATACGCGCCTGCTCGGTGAGGGCATGCCGCTCGCCGAGTGGAAGGCGGGCCGCGACAGGTGGCGCACGGAGGAGCGGCGGAAGATTCTGAAGGAGCAGCTCGCGTGATGGAGCGTCCAGCCCGCGAGGCGTACGCGCGCGGCTACGCGGAGATCGACGGCTTCGAGGTCACGATCGGCGTCGAGTGGCGCGGCGAGCCGATCGCCAGCCTGGCGAGCTGGGTCGAGACGATCGCGCGCGCCGCGGCCGAGTTCGCCGATCACGCCACGTCCGTGCGCCACGTCGAGAATATCGTCACGAGCATCTACCCCGAGCGCGCCTACTTTATCGAGACCGAGCGCGCCGGCGCGGGCGTGCAGGTGTTCCAGCCGTTCGGCCTGCCGAGGGTCGCGTGATCGCGATCCGCCCCGCCGCCGCCCATGACGAGCGGTTCGTGATCGCGTCGTGGCTGTCCTCGTGGCGCGACGCGAACGCGGCCGGGCTGATCCAGCACGAGGACTGGTTCGACGTGATGTGGCCGCAGATCAAGAAGGCACTGGCCCGGCCCGACGTCCGCACGCTCGTGGCCTACGAGACCGACGAGGCCGACCACGTGGCGGACTTGTATGGGTTCGTCGCGGCCGACACCGTGGCGAGTCCGCCGCTGCTCTACTACGTCTACACGAAGCAGGCTTACCGGCGGATGGGCGTGGCGCGGCGCCTGTTCGCCGCGGTCGGGCTCGACGCACACAAGCGGTTCGAGTTCGTGTGCAAGGCGCCGCAGCCCGCTGAACTTCTCACCAAGGCGCCGTTCGCGCGCTGGAACCCGGCGGCCGGTCGACGGCCGAAGAGCGACAACAAGAGGACACCATGAGCACCGAGATCAAGAAGCCCGCCCCCGTCGAGAAGCCCCAGCGCGAGGCCACGCCGGTCCGCACGCTGTGGTTCGTCAGACCCACGGATCTGCCAGGCAAGAGCAGCGCGGACGGGCTGATGTGCAAGGACACGTCGGGCGCGCGCTGGACCGCGGAGCATCAGCCGTGGCGGCGCGTGTTCGTGGTGCGCTACTTCGCCCCGGGCGCCAAGGAGCCGCAGGAGCGCAATGTGTCGGAGCACATGGTCGCGAGCTGGGAGCCGGCGGCGTAGCGCGTGGCGGACGAGAGCATCGCCGAGCGGGCCACCCGCAAGATCATCGCGTCGCTCCACCCGAAGCAACGCCAGTTCGCGCTCGACTCGGGCCGGCGCGTCAACGCGCTGGTCGGGCGCGGCGGTGGCAAGACCACGGGCGCGAGGGCGCGGCTCGTGATGAAGGCTTTGAGGCTCTACAAGGCAAAGCTCGTCTACGTCGCGACGACCCGTCAGCAAGCGGGCGAGCTGATGTGGTACCCGCTCAAGGATTTGCTCGACAACTTGGAGATCAAAGCGACGTTCAACGAGACGGAGCGCAAGTGCACGTTCGACCTGACCGGCGCGACCATTCGGCTCGTCGGCGCGGACGACAAGCGGGAGATCGACAAGCTCCGCGGCCAGAGCTTTCACGAAGTACAGATCGACGAGGCCGCGTCGTACCCGCCCGGCTTGCTCGAGGCGCTCCTGTTCCGCGTCGTCGGGCCTCGGCTCGGTGACCTTGACGGCTGCATCGTCGCGTTCGGCACGCCCGGTCACATCCTGAGCGGCCCGTTCTACGACATGACGCGGCCCGGCTCGGAGCAGCACCGCCCGTTCGAGGAGCGGCACCTGCCGGAGTACGACGGCTGGCAGCGGTGGAGCTCGCACCACTGGACGTTGCAGGACGGCGCGCGCGCCATCCCGGCGATGGGTCGGCTGTGGGCCGAGGCGCAGCGCGAGAAAGAGGCGAACGGCTGGAGCGACGACAACCCGATCTGGATGCGCGAGTATCTCGGCCGCTGGGCTGCGGACGACACGGCCGCCATGTTCCGGTATCGCGCGCACGTCGACGGCGCGGCGTGGAACCAGTGGGACCCGGAGCGCATCGGGCCGCACAAGATCGCCCAGCTGCCGCCCGGCGAGTGGCTGTACGGCTATGGGATGGATCCGGGCACGCGCGATCCGCTCGCGATCAACGTGTTCGCCGTCAACCCGGCCGATCCGGACCGGCGTGTCTACCACGTGTTCGGCTTCGACCGGCGCGACATGTACGCGCGCACGATCGCCGAGCTGCTGATCGGCGAGGCCGCCGTGGGCCAGGTCGCGCGCGGCGATGGCGTGCCCGACCAGATCGGCGGGCTGTTCGGCGCGACGGGCTGGCCCGTCGAGGCCCGCGCGGACGTCGCCGGGCAAGGTGAGGCGTTGCTCAACGAGCTGGCGAACGTCTACGGCATTCGGTTCCTACCGGCGCAGAAGCGCGACAAGTTCTCAAACATCGAGGTCGTGAACGGGCAGCTCGTCGACGGCCGGCTGATGGTGCTCAAGGGCAGCAAGCTCGAGGAGCAAATGGCCTCGCTCCAGTGGCGGCCCGACGAGTACGGCAACCTTAAGGAAGACAAAGCCGCCCGCAACGACCACACGGACTCGTGTCTCTACATCGTGCCCGAGCTGCTCAAGCTGTTCGAGGGCCGGACGCAGGCGGCCCCGGCGATCCGGGTGCCCTCGGCGCGGACGTCGCTGCTCGGTGACGACGCCGAAGTCGACGATCGGTCGGGCGGCGAATTCTCATCGTTGCTTGACGACGGATCCTATGATGCCCTGTGGGGGTAGTGTCCCCGCCACACGATCTGACCCCGGCTGACTGGCTCGCGCTGATCGTCGCGCAGGCCCCCGCGCTGCGCGAGGCGGGCGTGCTGGACCTGACGCTGCACGGCGTCTCGATCCGGCTCGCGCCGCACGAGCCCCCGCCGGCGGCATCCACCGCGCGCGAGCGCGTCGAGGAACCGGCCAACGCGCTCGATGACGAGTTGACCTATGGGCGCCGGCCGGGCTCTGGCGTGCCCGGCTTCCCGCGTCGTCGCCATGAGGAGATCGACCAGTGAAGCAGCCGCACAATCAGCGTTCGTGGTGGTACGTCGAGCGAGAGAGCGTGCACAGCGCCGTCCTCGACTACGTCGCGACGGTCGAGGCCCAGCAGGCCGATATCTTCGATCGGTTCGTCAAGCTCGACAGCCTGTACGACCCGAACAACACTCCCTCGGACTTGCGGCGCGGCGCCGATCAGCTCGGCCTGGTCACGGAGAACGTGATCGCGTCGAACATCGACACCGTTGCGGCGGTCGTCGCGGCGACCGATGTGCGCGCCCGGTTCATGACCGACGACGGCGACTGGTCCACGCAGCGAACGGCGCGGGGTCTCGAGCTCTACAGTGAGGGCTTGTGCAAGCTCCTGGGCGTCGGCGCGGCCTGCCGCATGGCGTTCAAGATGGGCGCGGCGCTCAAGGGCACCGGGCTCGTCAAGGTCTACGCCACCGAGGACGACGAGATCCGCGTCGAGCACGTGCTGATCGACAACATCGTTGTGGACGAGGTCGAGTGCCGTCACGGCGGATCGCCCAAGCAGCTGCACCAGCGCCAGACGTTCGACCGCGACGAGCTGATCGCGCAGTTCCCCGAGCACGAGGACAAGATCCGCGCGGCGCAGCGCGGGGCCTCAAGGGACTGGCGCTCGTGGGCCGACTACCGGCCGCTGGAGAACAACGAGATCGTCGTGATCGAGTCGTGGCGGCTACCGTTCGGCAAGGTCGGCAGCGCGCACTACAAGCCGGGCCGGCACACGATCGTGATCGATGGCTGCGACCTGCTCGACGAGGAGTGGCACAAGCCGGCGTTCCCGTTCGCGGTCATCCGCTGGAGCGAGCGCGCGAACGGCTGGTATGGCATCGGCCTCGCCGAGCGCATCGCCGGTCACCAGCGGGCCCTCAACAAAAGGAACTGGCAGATCGATCGCCAGCTCGACCAGCTCGCCGTGCCCACGACCTACGTCTCGATGGCCGACGCAAACCTGACCACCAAGAGCACGAACCGGCTCGGGACGATCGCGGTCATCAAGGGTAGCCCGCCGGTGACCGTCATCCCGCAGGCTGTCTCGGGCGAGACGTACAAGAGCCGCGACGACCTCAAGTCCTCGGCCTACGAGGAGTCCGGCGTGTCGCGCATGGCGGCGCAGTCCGTCAAGCCGGCCGGCATCGATAGCGGCGTGGCCATGCGCGAGTATCGCGACCAGACGACCCAGCGCTTCGCCATGCAGGAGAAGGCGTTCGAGCGGCTGTGGCTCGACGTCGTGGTCCTGGTGCTGGACTGCTGCAAGGATCTGGGCAAGGCCGCCCCGGTCGTCTCGAAGCGCACCAAGTTCGGCGCCCGCAAGATCAAGTGGAGCGACGTCGACATGCAGGACGTGCAGATCCAGATCGTCGCGGCCTCGACGCTCTCGCGCACGCCGGCCGGGCGCTTCCAGCTCGCGCTCGAGTGGGCACAGGCGGGCGTGATCAGCACCGACGAGTGGCGGCGGCTCACCGAGCACCCGGACCTCGACCGCGTGCTGAGCCTCTACACGCAGGGCATCGAGTCGATCGAGAAGGACATCGAGACGATCGAAGACGGCGAGTACGTCACGCCCGAGCCGTTCGCAAACCTACAGCTGGCAGTCCGCGTCGCGCAGATGGCCTACCTGCGCGATCGGGACCTCGGCGCACCGGAGGAGGTGCTCGAGGGCCTGCGCCAGTACAGCTCGCAGGCGGCCGAGCTGTTCTCGCGCGCCACCGCGCCCGCGAACGACAACATGCCGATGGATCCGGCCGCCGCCGCCCCGAGCGGTCAGCCGGTTGCCGCGCTCGCACCCGAGGCCATGAACCTGATGGCCGGATAGTGCTTGCGTGACATCGTGTTCTCTGGACACATAGCAAGCACGCATGGCTGACCCCACGGCAACGGCAGCGGTTTCGGATCGGGCGGCGGTGCTCGCGGAGATGGCGTCGATGGCCGCCGCGCCGGCTGAGCAGGCTGCGCCGGCTGAGGCTGCTCCCGCTGAGGCGGCCGAGCCCGAGCCCGCTGCCGACGAGGCCGCGAACGACAACGCCGCGCCGGTCGAGGCGGCGCCGGTCGAGACCGCCGACCCCGAGACGAGCAGGCGCCTGGCGACCGTCAAGGCGCAGGAGAAGCGCCAGCGCGAGCAGATCGCCAAGGATCGCGCCGACGCGCTCGCGCAGGTCGAGGTCCGGCGCAAGGAGATCGAGGCCGAGTGGTCGCCGAAGATCGAGGCTGCGCAGAAGTTCGAGGCGCTGGCGAAGCGCGCGAAGTACGACCCCGCCGCCGTGCTCGAGCAGCTCGGGCTGACGTCCGACGATTTCGAGCTCGCCGCGCGGCACCTGTACGCGCGCAGCAAGGCTGGCCAGGCCGATCCGAAGAACCGCGCCGCCGCCGAGCAGGCGACGCGCGAGCGCGAGCAGCTGGACCGGATCACGGCGCACGAGCGGAAGCTCGCCGACCTCGAGGCCAAGCTGACCGCCAAGGAGCAGGCGCAGGCGTTCGAGGCGCAGCGCGGTCAGTACCTCGACCTGACGATCAAGGCCGTCGCGAACGACAACGCGCCGTTGCTCGCCAAGCTCGCCAGCAAGGACCCGAGCAAGGCCCGCGCGGCGCTGTGGCGCACGGCGGAGCAGTTGTTCGATCAGACCGGCGAGTTCCCCGATAGCGACGACGTGATCACGGCGTGGGAGACGCAGCGCCGGGCCGAGCTCGAGGATCTCGGCATCGACGTCACGACCTCGACGAAGCCGGCCACGCCGGCCGCGCCGCGTCCGGGCAAGACCCTGAGCAACGGCCACGGTGCCGCCCCGGCGAACAGCAACGCGCCCAAGACTCGCCAGGAGGAGCGCGAGGAAGTGCTCCGCGAGATGGCGCGCGGCCTCCCCGACTAACGATTTCTCGACGACGACGCGACCCGAAGATCAAGCCTGACCTGCCGACAAGACGACCGGCGAACAACCGAATGGTTCGCAGTGCGACCGCTAGCAAGCGGCGCGGAGTCTTGTCATGGCTGCATCAGATCTTACGTCCGTAGCGTTCATCACGAAGCGCGTCTACTCCGACAAGCGCCAGGGCGACCTGGCCATGCGCGATCACCCGTTCATGCGGATGATCAACAAGGAGGGCGGCTTCAACGGCGTCGCCCACTTCTATACCGTCAAGTACGGCAACCCGGCGGCCATCGGCGGCACGTTCGGCACGGCTCAGTCCGCGGCCGCGTCATCGAAGGGCGTGCAGTTCCAGGTGAGCCGCAAGGTCAAGTACGGCTTCATCACGCTCAACGGCGAGGCCATCGCGGCCACCGAGGGCAACCAGGGCGCGTTCTACGATCTCGTCACGCTCGAGACCGATGGCGTCCTCGAGGAGATGGGCGACCGGCTCGCGTTCGACCTCTACCGCGACGGCACGGGCCTCCGCGGTCGCCGCGCCTCGGCGTCCACCAACGTGATCACCCTGACGAGCCAGGACGACGCGCGCAACTTCAAGGTCGGCATGACCGTGATCGCGGCCACGGCGGCCTCCGGCACCTCGGGCGTCCGCACTGGCAACACCACCGTCGCGGGCGTCGACGAGGACACGGGCACCGTCACGCTCACCAGCGCGGCGGGCATCACCTCGTTCGCGGACAATGACTACCTGTTCGCGATCGGCGATCCGGGCACCTGCATGGAGGGCCTGGAGGTCTGCAACCCGCTGACCGCGCCGACCGGCGGCGATTCGTTCCGCGGCGTCGATCGCTCGGTCGATACGCGCCGGCTTGCGGGCGTGCGCCTCGACAACACCGCGTCCTCGATCGAGGAGAACGCGGGGCTCGTCGCGGTTCGCATCGCGCAGGTCGGCAAGAAGGCCGATCAGGTGTTCCTCAACCCGATCCGGTTCTGGGAGGTCGCGCGCCGGCTCGGCGCGAAGGTCGAGTACGACGGCGGCGGCGGCAACGCGGATTACGGGTTCGAGTCGATCTCGATCCACAGCCCGGCCGGCACGCTCAAGGCGTACTCGGACCCGGACTGCCCGATCAACCGCGGTCGCGTGGTCGCCTCCAAGGCGCACTACGTCAAGCACTTGAAGGGCTTCCCCCACATCATCATGGACGACGGCAACAAGTCGCTGCGCGCGACGAGCGCCGACGACATCGAGATGCGGATCCGCGCGTTCTCGAACTACATCCAGATCGACCCGGGCGCGTTCGGCGTCTTCTCGATCTAAGGAGCCGCCATGAGCCAGGACGCATACGACATCCGCGGTGCCGACCCGACGCTGATCGTGCAGCCCGTACGCATGGTCGGCACGGGCGCATCCGCGCCGACGAAGATTTACGGAAAGGACGTCACGATCTCGCGCTCCGGCGTGGGCGTGTACGTGCTGACGTGGCGCGAGTTCACGGGCGCGTTTGTGGGCGTGCAGTTCTCGCTGCAGGCGACGACCACCGCCAACGTCAAGAACTGCCACGTGACGTTCGGCGCGTGGAACGCCACCGCGCGCACGCTCGAACTGTCGGTCTGGAGCTCGGCGGGCGCGGCCCGTGAGCTGGCGGCGCTGGAGTGGATCAACCTCCAGATCATGTTCCAGCCGCAGGCGGCGGGGCTCTAACCGCCATGCCGCGCTCCTTCGCGTTGAGCGTCCTGATCACCCGCTGCAAGCAGCGGGCGGATCTGGAGAACTCCACCCACATCACCGATGCGGAGTGGATCGCGCTCATCTCGGAGCAGTACGGCGATCTTTTCTCGGTGGTCGCGTCGTCGGGGCTCCGTTATTTCGAGAGCCGGACGACGCTGACCACCACGGGCGCGGCCACGGTGACCGTGCCCTCTGCTCACTACGCCACGGTCCGATTCGATTGGCTGGTCAACGGGACCACGACTGGCGAGCGGCGCGAGCTCGAGGAGCTGATGTCGCCCGAGGAGCCCGACTGGGCCGGGCGATCGGGCTCCAACGCGCGCGCCTTCGCGATCTCGAACGACCTGATCTACCTCTACCCCACGCCACCGGCGGGGCAGAGCTACGAGCTGGCGTACATCCCCCAGCCGGCGACGTACGACGGGGCGACGAGCACCGCGACCCTGATTGATCTGGTGACGCCCGACGGCGAGGCGTTCCTGATCTACGGCGTCGCGGTCAAGGCGTTGGCGAAGTCCGAGTCAGACGTTCGCCTCGCGATGGCCGAGCGCGAGGCGGCCCGCCAGCGGTTGCTCGAGTGGGCCACGCTGCGAGCCTTCACACAGCCGCGCCGCCGGATTGTCGCGGACGACGGCGGGGGCCTGTTCGATCCTGCTGATTGGCGGTGGCGGTGAGCCCGCGCGCGATCACCACGCCGCGGCTGCCCGAGCCGCAGGCCGAGGAGGTGCGTCGGCTGATCGTCGATGCCGTGCGCGAGCTCCAGGCCCTGCCGGCGGCGTCGCTCGGCGTCCTCGCCGACGTCCAGGTGCCCGACGGCCAGCTCGTCGCCGTGCCGCACCGGCTCGGCCGGCCGCCGCGCTTTGTCGTCATCTCGGCCCCGCGCGGGCCGGTCTCGGCGGGGTTCGTCGAGGAGGTCCGCGACGGCGCGGACCGCGCGCGCGTGGTCGTGCTGCGGGCGCAGGGCTACGGGGCGACGATCACCGTCGACGTGGTGGTGCTGTGAACGGCCTGGACTGGCAGACGATCGAGCTGCCGCTGGCGGCGGGGCAGGAGCAGAAGCGCGATCCGCGCGCGGTCGAGGCGCCTAACCTGCTCCGCGCGACCGACGTTCAGTTCGACGAGGTCGGCGCGCTGCGCCAGCGCCCGCCCTTCGAGGCGCTCGGGGCGAACATCTACGGCGGCGGCGCGCTGGCGAACATCCGCAAGCTCGTGGCGAACGGGGCTGAGCGGCTCGCGTTCACGAAGGACACGCTCTACAGCTGGAACGCGAACCAGGCCAAGTGGGTCTCCAAGGGCACGCACCTCGCCGTGACGACGTCCGAAGAGCCGGCGTTCGTCACGACCGACGATCAGGTGCTGCCCGACCGCGCCGAGCTCGGCGGGGTGGTGTTCGTGAGCTGGCAGAAGACGTTGGGCGCGGTCACCACGGGCTACGTCGCGGCGTACGAGCGGTCGACGGGCTCGGTGCTGATGACACCGCAGGCGCTGAGCGGCTGCCGTCAGATCCGGCTGACGGCGCTCACGACCAAGGTGCTCCTCTCGTACTACGACGGCACGAACGCCGTCGGTTGCGTCGCGCTCGACGCGGCCAGCCCGGTGCCCTCGCTCGGCGGCGCGGTGACGGTGGCGACGGGCGTTGGTGCGACCTGCAATTATGACGTGGTCCGCGTGCCCGGCGCGGACACCGCCGTGTTCGCCGTCCGGCGCACCGTGACGACGTCGTATGACGTCGCGCGCGTCACGGCGGCGCTCGCGGTCACGACCGTCAACAAGGCCCGCACCTGCACCGGGGCGATCGCGCTGTCGGTCAAGCTCTCGGGCGAGCAGGTCCAGATCGCGCGCGCGAACGGGGCCTCCGTCGTCGGTGATCTGCTCAAGGAGAGCGATCTGTCCGACGTGTCACCGGCCGGCACGTACATCTCGCAGGCAATCGGGACCTCGGTAGGCACGATCAATCAGATCACCGCCGCACACCGCACCGATGACCGCTGTTACGTGTTCTGGCACTCGAGCCAGACGGCCGGATCGTCGAGCTGGACTTCAAAGGTCAATTGGGTCTCTACGAGCGGGGCGCTCGGCAGCGAGAAAGACTTCGTGCGGCGGCTCGCGGTGGCCTCGCGCGCGTTCCATCACGATGGCTCGGTCTACGTCGGGATGGCGTTCGCCGGTGAGTCGACGTTTCCCGGCGCGGGCCCCGCGAACTACCGCGCGCAGCTCCAGAACACGTACTACCTCTACCGCGACGACATCTTGCTCGTCGCGAAGGCGACGGTCGGGCGCGCGGGCGGCTTCTCGCCGACCGACGGGTTCTTGCCGAACGTGACCAGCAGCAGCACGGGCCGCTACGACTGGGCGGGCATCGAGCGCCGCATCATCGACCTGGGCGAGAAGCAGACGGGCTACGGCGCGCGGGCGCCCCGGCTCGTGTCGTGGACGTTTGATTCCAACGAGGCGCGCCGGTGCGTGCGGCTGGGCGGCACGCTGTACGTGACCGGCGGGCAGATCATGCAGTACGACGGCGTGCGGCTCACCGAGCTTGGCTTCCACGTCTATCCGTGGGACTTCGAGGCGAGCGCGTCGACGGCGGGAAACCTCACCGACGGCGACTACTACTACAAGTGCACGACCCGCTGGGACAACGCGGCCGGCGAGCTCGACCGCTCGACGACGGCGACGGTCGCCAAGGTCACGATCACGTCTGGCCCCAAGTTCGTGTCCGCGCCCGCGACGGTCCCGCTTCACCTGACGCGGAAGCCCTCGACGGAGATCGCGGTGGAGCTGTGGCGCACCGCCGCCAACCCGACCGACGACGCGCCGTTCTACCTCGTCACCAGCAAGGACCCGGCGGCGACCTCGAACCCGAACCGTTACCTCCCGAACGACGCCGATGCGGTCGCGATCGTCGCGTTCCAGGACAACTTCGCCGACGCCACCGCGACGACGAAGGAGAGCCACCCGGAAAATTACGGCGTGCTCGAGTACCTCGCGCCGCCGCCGGCGACGATCATCGCCGCGACGGCCGATCGGATCTTCCTCGCGGGCGTCGCGGGTGATCCCTCGCGCATCTGGTACAGCCGGCTGCGCGCGGAGGGCGAGGTCGCGAGCTTCAACGACGCGCTGACGGTCGACGTGCCACGGGCCGGCGGGGCGGTCACCGGGCTGGGGTTCGTCAACGAGACGCTGATCGCGTTCTGTGAGCGCGCCGTGTACGCGCTCACCGGCGACGGCTTCAACAATCTCGGGCAGGGGGCGAACTACGGCCCCGCGCGGCTGCTCTCGACCGACGTCGGCTGCACCACGCATGACTCGATCGCGCTGACGGATGCGGGCCTGATCTTCAAGTCGCGCAAGGGCTGGTACGTC